ACTCCGTGCTGCTGGCGTGGGCTCTCCACGTCGAGATGCAACCGAAGGACGTGAAGCGTGGTCGCTAAGGGCAACGAGAAGGTCAGAATCTTCGTGACCCCTGAGTCGCTGAAGGCGACGGATGACCTACGCCTTGGCTTCTTGGAAGCCAGCAATCCCCGCAAGTTCAACGCCATGCTGCAGCTCGCCACGCTGAACGCCGCGCGCACCATGGTCAAGCCAGTCAAGGCAAAGGCACCCGTGCGCACTGGACGCCTGCGTGGCGCAGTGGCTGCACGCAAGGGCAAGAACGACCGCCCGTCTTCCGTCGTCGGAGTCAAGGCAGGCAAGAGCCGGGGCGACATGCAAGGCGCGTGGTACCGCTGGTTTGTGGTGAGTGGCACATCTGGCACCAGAATCACGAAGACGCGGGGTAGGATCAACATCCAGCGAGTGCCAGCGCGTGACTTCGTGAAGCAAGCAGTCACGGAGCCAAGCGTTCAGGCGCGGGCCATTGAAGCGTTGAACAAGACGATCCAAGCGTTCTTGGACGGCACGATCAAGTACAGGGGGCGAAGGGGTAGACGATGAACAAGGGCACGATGAACCTAGTCATCAAGGCGATCGACAACGCTACGCCAACCCTGCGCACCATCGGCAAGGGCTTTGGCAATCTCAAGAACACCAGCATCGCCGCGTTCAAGGGCATCGCTGCAGCGTCAGCCCTAGTCGCCACTGCTCTCATTGGCTTCGGAGTCGCAGCCGTCAAGGCTGCACTAGACGACGAACGCTCAACCCTAAAACTGAACGCAGCCCTGAAGGCGCGTGGCATCCTCACTGACGGGCTCAAGACTGCAATCGACAGGCAGATTGAAAGCATGGCTGCACTCGGCATCGCTGATGACGAAGTACGCGCAGGCATTGAAGTCTCCAGCCGCTACTTCAGCAAGCAGGCAGACATCCTTGCCGTCAACGCCGCAGCTGCAGACATCGCAGCCGTCACTGGTGGCGACCTTGCGGAGATCATCACCACCATCGGCAAGGGTGCTCGGGGTTCAACCCGTGGACTCATGGCGCTGGGCATCACCGTCAAGAAGGGCGCTGGCTTGCAGGAGATCCTCACCGCAACGACGGAGAAGTACGGCGGCATCGCTGCCGAAATCGCCAACTCAACGAGTGGACGGCTTGCCGCTGGGCAGGTTCGATTCAACGAAGCCATCGAGAAGTTCGGCTACAAGCTCATGCCAATCTTCCAAGATGCACTTGACTGGATCACGAACAAAGGGCTGCCAGCGTTTGAGGCTGCGCTGGGCGCGCTTGCGCCGATCCTCCTTGACGCCTACGAGAAGCAGGTGCTGCCGCTTATCAAGTCAGTCGACGATCTTGCAAAGTCGTTCGGAGCAACTGGCGGCGCCATTGAAGTATTCGCCACCACGACACAGATCGCACTCTTCCCACTGCTCAAGTTGATGGAAGCCATGAAGATCATCGTTGACGCGATTGCTGCGGGAGTCCGATTCATCACGGGAGCACCCGATCCCAACAACGTGCTTCCGACGGGCGCCTTCACGAGCTACGCTGGCGGGCCTTCGTACCCCGGCGCCCCGACGTCATCCACGCCACCGCTCACGGTCGTCATTGGGACGAAGCCAGTGGATGGCGTGGTGCGTGACTCCATGGGCAGGATTCTGGGCACCACCCCCGGGCCACGCTAAGCCATGGCGACGCACCCCTTCGCCATCATCGTTGACGGCGTCAACAGCGGCGCCAACATCCTTGACGACTACAGCACGGCAAGCCCAGAGACGCCATGGGTTGACCCTGAGACAGTCACGCTCACGCAAGACGCCAACGGTGAGGGCGGCTCTCTCCAGTTCGAAGTGGTGCAGGTCAAGACTCCGGGCGGCGGGCCATGGTGGAAGTCAGGCAGCGTCAACGACAACGCGCGCGTGCGCTTTCAGGTTAGCGGGACGACGACCTTCTTGGGATACATCGTGCAGATTGACGCGCAGCTCGCCGAGAACGGACTGGGCACGCGCGCGCTGGTGATGGCTTCTGCAGCCTCATCGTTCTTGGATAAGATCATCGTCTACAAGGGGCGCCAACTCACAGGCATCAAGCCCGGCTACACGAGCAACTTCAAGATCGGCGTGGATGGTGGATCAGATCAGGCAGCCGTCACCGCGCTGGTGAGCAAGGCGGACGCTGCCATGGCGTTCAGCACGGGCACCAGCGGGCGCACCGCCAACCGCCTCATCGTCAACACAAACACCACTCCAACCTACACGGGCACGAGCGTCGTCGTCGGGCAACTCAACATGGTGCCCGGCACGCTGCGCTCTTGCCTTGACACCATCAAGGAGGCAGCCGAAGCCATTGACGGCGAAGAGCGCCGCTACTGGGTGGCGCCGAGCGGCACGATCAACTACGCCCGACTGGGAAGCGCCGTGCCGACCTACGCCACGGCTCCGTTCAAGGTCGTCACCACGGCGACCTACAGCCCCTACGGCTCAGCTGCAGCAGCAGCCACGCTGCAAGTGCGCAACCTCAGCGTCAGCCTTGACCATGACGTCATCGTCAAGAAGGCACGCTTCGTCTTCAACACGAACGCTGATGACTGGGACGCGCAGATCAGCGGCGGCGCCTACACGGTGAAAGATCCGTATGGTCGAGTCTACGATCAGGCAGCGCCGAACGGTGCAGGCATGACGACCCGCAACGGGCCACGCCCAGAGACGATCATCGGCGTGACGCCGCAGCCTGCGAAGGCAGCCAAGCCAACCTACTGGACGGCGAAGATCACGGACTATGGCAAGAAGTACTTCGGGACGGACACGTACCCGAACCGCGCCGCGCCGCAGCGCAGCATCACCTTCAGCGTGCGCGGGGCTGACACCACGAACAACCCCTACGGCTTCGCCAACGGCTACCGCCAGACGGCTCCCAGCACCTTCGTACTGCAGAGTGGCTGGGAGGCTGGGCAGTACGTCAGCATCGTGGCGTCGTCGCTTGACCTCAGCGGGCTTTACCGCATTGAGTCGCTCACCATGTCCTTCGAGCCGGGCTCTATGATTCGTCAGTTCGACTTGACATGCGAACGAGTACCACGCAACCCATTGAAGAAGTTCTTGCAGGGGTAAGACATGATTGGAAAGTTCGGATCAGATCAGCAGCAGCTCGCCGACTTGGGCGGCGGCGTCATCAGCGAAGACGGTGCAACGCTGCTCAGCGGCGAGAGCACGGGCGAAAGCGCCCTGCTCGCGGGGCCTGCCCTGTTGAGAGAGCAACAGGCAGGGGTTGCCAACGGCGACTTCGCAATCCCGCCAGCCGATGCTGAGGCAACAATCACCGCCGACAACGGGCTGCCCTACTGGACGTTCACGGACGTCAACAGCGCAGGCGCAATCACCTGCGCAATCGTTGCAGACGCAACCGCTGGCTCTGGCAAGGTGCTGCGCTGGAGCGTTGCCGCATCAACTACGACTGGCAAGAGCGCAACCTTGACGCGCTTCGTGCCAGTTGCTTCTTCGCGCAACCGTGCCTTCGCTCACATCCCAGAGTTGAACACTGCGAGCGCAACGAACACTGCCAACGCAAGCGTCACGATCACATACCAGTATTACAAGCTGGACTACACCACAACGGGATCAAGTGGAACTTCCACCGCCACCTTTGCCACTCTTGGCACTGGCACGAACTGGCTGAACCCACCGCTTGCTACGACCACTGCAACACCTTCGGATGCTGCCTTCATCTATGTCGAGATCAAGGTATCAACGACCGGCACCACGCCAGCGTCGCCTTCAACCGTTGACATCACTGAGGCTCGTCTGATTCGCGGCGACCAGACAAACTTGTTTGCCGAATACACCACGCCTGGAACCTATGCGCCGACTCGCGTGCGCCAAGTTAACGGTGTTCTAAACATTGAGCCGAACGGCGGCACAGGCAATGTGACGCTTGGCGGCGACCTGACCGTCAGCGGCGGAGATGTGAACCTATCAACCAGTCACACCATCTCAGCCGTTGGTGCTTCAGCAGTCCAGTTCACGCGAAATGACACTGGCAATCGATCAAACATCACGGTCGGTCGTGTGTTCCCAGGCACGCAAACGACGCAATACATTGACCACGACGGAATCTTGTTTTCAATGACCGATACTCTTTCGGTTGATGGGAATGTGATTGCTTCTGGTCAAGTCACCGCAGATTCAAGCACTACTGCCTTTGACGCTGTAGGCAACGGCGATGTCAAAGTGACTGGTCCAGACACTAGCGTTCCTATCAGCGGCAACGGTGAACTGTCTGCAATCCCCAATACAACCACCGCAACCACAAACAGCGCACGGTGGGTGTTGATTAGCGGCAGCCGATACGGCCTTCGCCGTGACTCATCCACGCGCCGTGTCAAGACGAACATCGTGAAGGCAGATGAGGGAGTACTTGCCGCAGTCAAGCGTCTGCGCGCCGTCCACTTCGAGCCGTTGGAGAAAGACGAAGACGGCAACCTGCGCGGCACTGGGCAATTGACGCTCGGACTTATCGCTGAAGAGATTGAAGAAGCTGGGCTGAAGTGCGCCGTCACGTATGACTCCGAAGGGCTGCCTGACGGATACGATGAGCGCGTGCTGCTCGCCGCACTAGTGCACCACGTGAGCGACCTTGAAGCGCGTCTTGCCGCGCTGGAGGGCGCATGACGCGCAGCCAAGCCGAAGCCATCATTGAGCGACTAGACTCTCAGAGCGCGAAGATCGACAAGCTGCAGAGCCAGATTGACGAGATGCGGGGCGGGCTCGCCGTCCTTCGGGCACTAGGTGCCATGCTTGGAGTTGGGGGAATCGGCGCGCTGCTGGCGTGGCTTCAGTCGCAGGGCAAGTAGTGCGCCGCGTACTCATCCCGCTGGTGGCTGCCGCCATGCTCTTCTGCACGCTGCCAGCGTTGGCGCAGGATGAACCCCAGCACGGACTGACGATGACCGTCTACCCGGAGGTGATCCTTGCGAGTGGGCCATGGGCGACACCGCCCACCACTGAGCCCTGCTTTGTCGGCATCGTGCCCAACATCGACTTCATGTGGGGCGGCGACGCTCCAGCTGCAGGCTGCCCCGCCGACTTCTTCATGGTGCACTTCACTGGCTGGATCACCGTCCCAGAATCGGGCGCGTGGGAGTGGCTGAACTGGAGTGACGACGGCTGGCGCATGACCATCGGCGACTTTGTGGCGCTGGACGACTGGAACTTCCACGGGTGCGGCGGGCACTGGAGTGGCCCGAACGAAGGCTTCACTCAGATGGAGGCGGGAGTCTCGCAGCCGATCAGCGTGTGGATGTTCGAGTGGGGCGGCGGAGCCTGCGCCCGTCTCGACTATGGCAGCCCTTCAGGCTACGGCGTAGTGCCGACTGAGTGGCTCACCACTGAAGCCGTGCCAACCCCGCTCCCATCCGTGGAGCCCAGCCCTGAGGTGCCAAGTGTTGAACCGTCCCCGTACCCGTCTCCCACACCCGAGCCGACGCCCGAGCCGTCACCATCCGTGGAGCCTTCGCCAACTCCTACGGCTGAACCTTCTCCTGCTCCTACTCCTAGCCCTGAGCCTTCTCCTACGCCAACCGTAGAGCCGAGCCCTACGGCGACGCCTACGCCGACCCCGACTCCTACCCCAGAATCCCCTTCACCTAGCCCCAGCGTGGCGGAAACACCCCTGCCAGAGCCTTCTGAAGAACCCTTACCAGTGCCTTCCCCAGAGCCTACCCCGTCCCCATCGGATGAGCCGCTGGTGATTGACCCGGGGGCTGCAGCTGAGGCAGTCGCCGAAGCCGTCAGCGAAGCCGTGGGGGAAGCAGTTGCAGCAGTTGGCGAAGCCGCTGCGTTCGTCGCCGATCTTGGACACGACATCACGCCAGCCGAGAAGAAAGAAGCAGCCGCTACAATCATCCCCGCAGTGATCATCACGCAGCTCGCGCAGGCAGCCGTCGCGGCAGCAAGCGCAGCGGCGGGAGGCGCGGCGTCATCAGGGGGCTCACGAAGGAGCAAGCAATGAAACTCTTGAAGGACATCGCGCTGGACATCTCGGCTTCATCGTGGACATGGCTTGGCATGATGACTGCGTGGATCGTGTTGCCGGACGGCAGCACCCGCGACTTCGTCGGCGTCTGCATCTTAGTGCTGCTCGGATTGTGGGCAGCGACAGGGCCCCTACGTTGGGGCGGGGAGTAAACATGACGGCGGCTGATCACATCGAAGACATCCACCAGCAGGGCTGGACTCGCATTGAGACGGCTCCGGGCGAGTGGGTTGCACTCGTGCCGAACGTTGACAACAGCGCCTACGGTGGCACCCTATGGAAGCGCGCAGCCGACGGCAACGACTACGCCGAAGGCGCCACTGAGGGCTTCCCCGTCAGCGCCGCACTGAGCCACGATGCCGCAGGGCGAGCCGTCGCAGTGCTCATCAAGAACGAACTCGGCGCGTAATGCGCTACAAGGTCAAGAGCCAGCTCTTCGCCGACGCTGAAGCCCAGCTCAAGGGCGGCAAGCAGGTGCTAGACGACTGCACATGGTCATCGTGCGCCGCCGCCGTATCGTGGGCGAGCGGGTACGAAGTCGACTACAGCGCAGCGCAGGGCGTTGCAGCCTTTGAGAAGGCGACAGGTCGCCGCGACGTGCAGGGCATCTCCGACGCCGGGGGCTCACTCAAAGAAGCCGCTCAGACGATCGCCGTCCTAGGCGGCAAGGCCCGCTACGCCAAGAGTTGGGAAGACGCCGTCACCGCCGCCAAGGCTGGCGCCGCTCTCATGGTGTGGGTGCAGCAGCCAATCGGCTACCCGCCAGAAGTGCACATCAGCAAGTGGCATGACGGCTGGCGCAGGTACTGGACGAAGACTGACCCGAGCAAGGTGAAGGCAGGCTACGGTCACATGACGTCGGCTGGATTCAGCGACGGCATCTGGTGGTGGGCGTGCCCGACCCGCAATGATCGCGACGCCGCTGAGCAGTACGCCGTCCAAGTCACGGAGTCCCAGCTTCGTACGATCGCCAAGTCAAAGATGAACGCCCGCAAGTTGAAGAGCGACTTCGCCGCGCTGCTCATCGTCACCTACCCCAAGAAGGCAGCAGCCCCGGCACCAGCGCCAGTCGCAGTGCCTGAGCCAGTCGCAGCACCAGTCAACGCAGGGGCGCGCGTAGCAGTGGCAGCGGCGCCAGAAGTGGCACCTGAGCCAACACGTGGGGTGCAACTCCCCACCGCGTCCACCACTCCCGAGCCCAAGAAGGTCAGCGCCGTGGATGCGCAGCTGGCGGCTCTCGGCAAGGTAGACTTCGGAGCAGTGGCTGGGAGGGCGCTCAATGCTGCGAAAGGCGCAGCGGCTGCGGCTGCCAAGGTCAAAGGAGCACCAGCCAAGATGATCGCCTTCTTGAAATACATCAACGACAACACGGGCATCGTGTCGGCTCTCACGGAGTTCGTTCGAACCTTCGTCACCGTGAGCATCAGCGTCGCACTCGGGCTGGGAATCCCGCTTCTCGACATCAGCGGGGGAGACTTCAGAACGGTGTTGAGTGCGGGCTTGGCGAGCGGCTTGGGCGTGCTCGTGAAATGGTTAGACCCTAAGCAATCCGACTTCGGAATCCGCGAAAAAAAGTAAACACACACCCCGCCATACACCTGACACAAGAGCAGGTGTAGGCTGCGAGCAGGCACCCAAGCAGGTGCAGCAAGCAGTTGGAGGTGTTCACATGGACGGACTCGAAGAGCTCAGGGCGCTGAGCAAGCCCCGCAAGGGCCCACCCTGCGGGATGACCAGCGTGCACCTTGAGGGTGACGACTGGGAGACGCTGCACAAGGGGCTGGCTGATCCAGCCATCACCGCCAAGGCGTTGACCGCATGGCTTGAGAAGCGCGGCTTCACCGTCTCGTTTTGGACGATCGCCCGGCACCGCCGTGGCGAGTGCGCGTGCAACTCATGAGCGACGACTTGCAGATGGAGCAGCGGCTTCAAGAAGTCACTGACGCCCACAAGCGTGCACTCCGCCAACTGGCGAAGCGTGACGCTGCCCGTGAGGAGTTAGTCGCAGCCGTCTATCAGGCGGCGAAGGATGCCGCGCTGAGCATCACGATCCCAGCCGTGCCGAAGCCGAAGGCGTCAGGCAAGAAGGGCGAAGGCGAGACGCTGGTGATCCTGCTGGGAGACTGGCAGCTCGGCAAGTATTCGGAGACGTACAGCATCGACGTGGCGAAGGCTCGCATCGAGTTGCTTGCCACGAAGGTGCAGCGCCTCATCGAACTGCACGGCACTCCCGTCAAGGAGATCGCGTGCGTGCTGCTCGGCGACTTCGTGGAGTCGGACGGCAACATCTTCCCAAGCCAAGCCTATGAAGTAGAGCGCGGCGGCTTGTACGTTCAGATCTTTGAGGGTGCTGGGATGCTTGCGCAGTTCGTGCGGGCCATGGCAGCACTCGCTCCGAAGGTCACCGTGCGTGGTGCGATCGGCAACCATGGACGGCTCGGACGATTCGGCGATCACTCCAATGAGAGCAACGCTGACGCGATTCTCTACCGCATCGCAGCTGAACACTTGAAGGGCGAGAAGCGCGTTGACTGGAAGGAGTCGCTCACACTGGGTGGGCGTCACTGGTATGACGTGCTGGACTTGCCGGGTGGCAAGAGCGCCATGCTGGTGCACGGTGATCAGTTCAAGGGCGGCGCCTTCGGGCTCCCGTTCTACGCGATCGCCAAGCGCGCGCAGGGCTGGAATCTTTCAGTGCAGCCGTTCGACTTTCTCTTCTACGGGCACTGGCACACGCCGAGCCGACTGGTGCTGAGCGACGGCGCTCACACCTGCTGGGGCAACGCCAGCATCGAGAGCAGCAACCGCTACGCGCAGGAGTGGCTGGCAGCGTCTGGCACTCCAGCTCAGTGGGCGCTCTTCTTCGGCAAGGAGGGCCCAACGGCGGAGTATCTGGTGAGACTGGATGCCGCGAAAGCCTGAGGTCACGGCAAGCATCTGCCCCGTCTGCGGAGAGATGGGGCAGGTGTACGCCTACGGCGAGCAGGTCGTCAACACGGGCGCCCACGGGGTGGACTGGGTGCTCAGCCAAGGCGTCTGCAAGGGGTGCCTGAGCGTGGTGGTGCAGGCTGCCAAGGACGGCACCCTTGACCTTCTAGAAGGGGGTTGACGGGCTGCAACCGTTAGGCGTATGATGCAGAAGTCAGGCAAGACAGCCCCATGCGGGGCGACTGGCAAGGAGGTCACAATGGCGAAGGCAACACTCCGGGAGATCAAGGCAACACTGGAGAGCATCGCTGACGGCGTGCTTTTGAATCCAGCCAGCGAAGACGCAGCCTTCTGGGCTGAGCGCATCAAGGAGATCGTCCCAACGCTGGAGACTTTCCGCAGCGTCAAGATTGAAGCCAGCGTCACCGCGTCTGCCTTCGAGAAGATGGGCGACACGTTCACCGCTGAGCTGCTTGAAGACGCGATTGCGACGGTGCGCTGATGAGCGCCTTCTTCAATCTCTGCCCAGTATCGGCGCGCCACGGGTATCTGCTCGTGGTGAAGAACGAGCAAGGGGGCCTCATCGCCGTCTGCCCCAAGTGCTACGTCCCAGTGAAGGGGCGCAAGAATCTCATGGAGGTGAAGTGATGATCGCAACAGTCTGGCAGGGCATCACGCGCCCAGTGGCAGTTCAAACGATCAGCGACTGGGATGCGTTGAAGGAGCAACTGCATCAGCACCGTGCCACGTTGAGCAAGAGCACCGGGCGGCTATGGTCACCCGTCGTCTTGAAGGCTGGCACCTACACCCGCGCCAACGCCAACATCGAAGCCGTCACCGCGCTGGTGCTGGACTTTGACGCTGGCGAGCGTTGGCGTGACGTGCGCCAGCAGCTAGACGGCGAGTGGGTGGCATACACCACCTTCAGTCACTCTGGCTGGGGTGAACGCTTCCACGTCGTCAAGCGTCTCGCGCAGCCAGTAGCGGCTGCAGAGTGGCCCGACGTGTATCGCAAGGCTGCCGCGCGCTACGGCAAGGCTGACAACCTGCCAGCGCCCAGCCACTCGTACTTCTTGCCGCAGCATCAGCCCGGCATGCAGCATTGGACGGAGGTGTCAGCATGATTGCAGCAGTACGGCGCGGGTTTATCTGGGGGCTGATTCTTGCCCCGTATGTATTCATCGGATTCGTAGTCGGCGAGATGATTGTGAGGGGATCATGACAACACTAAACCGCAAGACGCAGGCGAAGACATACGCCAACTTCTACAAGCCGAAGCAGCGCATCGAAGCGCGCCGACGCAGTGACGCCACCATCGTCTTCTGCATCGTCGTCATCGTCATCGTGGCGCTGGTGAGGGGCTTCTGATGATCGCTGACCTATGCAAGCCGGGGGACATCAGCGGCATCGGCAAGCACCGCCCCTGCGTTCGGGTGCTCATGTGTGGCAAGTGCGAGCGTCCACTGGTGCCGAACGCGCCAGTGTGTGGCGAGTGCTCCTACTGCGTCCGACTCGAAGAGCGCCGCCTGCGCAAGCCGCGCAAGACGGCAACGGGGCGCTGGTAATGCCGCTCTACGTCTTCTTCTGCATGACGTGCTGCATCACTGAGGAGCGACTGCAGACGGGCTTCCAGCCCGTAATGCCGCGCTGCGACGGATGCGGGGCATGGATGCAGCTGGAGATCAGCCCGAGCAGCGTTCAGTTCAAGGGCGAAGGATGGGCCAAGCAAGACCGAAAGAAGGAGGGGAAGAAGTGAGCAAGTGGAAGTGCGTCATCTGCGCACGGAAGATGGAGACAGCAGTGAAGCCCGACCTGATCGAGCGACTCTGCCCGGACTGCAATGTCAGCCACTGGCAGAAGGTCGTTGACATCTACAACTTCAGCACAACGGACACGGAGCGACTGGCGCAAGCCAAGAAGAAACTGAGCGCCGCAGTCACGGCGTTGAAGAAGACACGGCAGGAGGTCAAGTGAGCAAGAAGCAGTTCGAGTTCGTCAAGGCACAGCAGCGCAGCCCCGAGTGGTTGGAGTTGCGACGGCAGGGGCTGGGAGCCTCAGACATGGCGGCAGTGATGGGCGTCAGCCCGTACAAGACGCCCTACCAGCTCTGGGCTGAGAAGACTGGAGCAACGCCGCCCCAGAAGGTAGGCGCAGCAGCCAACCGTGGAGTCATCCTTGAGGATGCCGTCGGGCAGTACTACGAGCAGGAGCGCGGCGTCAAGTTGCGCAAGTCGAACGGCGTGGTGCGGCTGAGGCTGCAGCCCCGGCTCATGGCTTCGCTGGATCGCACGATCGTCGGCGATCCGAAGGGGATCGTGGAGATCAAGACTTCGGCAAGCCCACGCTGGAGCATGTGGCCCGTGCCGCCTGAGGTCACGATCCAAGTGCAGACTCAGATGGGCATCGTTGGCGCGGAGTGGTGCGACGTCGTCGCCCTGCTCGGCGGGCTGGTGTTCAAGATCGAGCGGGTGCAGTTTGACCCAGTGCTCTGGGATGAGATTCAGCGCGCGGCGCTGCTCTTCTTGGATGCCGTGGACTCCAAGACGCCGCCGCAGCTGGAGGCGCTAGACGCCCAAGCCTTCGCCATCGCCACGCCGCAGGGCTCGCAGGAGTTCGTGGAGGCGACGGCAGACTTGGAGCGCGTCTACGCCCAGTTGCGTGAGACGAACACTGAGCTGCACTTCATCGAACAGAAGAAGGGCTCGCTCGAGATCATCATCAAGGAGGCGATCGGCGAGAAGGCGGGGCTGGCTGGCAACGGCTGGACGGTCTACTGGAAGCAGGCACGCCCGTCGGAAGTCACGGACTGGAAGATGGTGGCGCAGGCATCAGGTGCCCTGCAGTCAGTGATCACCACGTACACGGACGTCAAGCCCGGCTCGCGCCGCTTCATCATCAACGACGGAGGGCTTCATGACTGAGCAGACGGTCATCCTTGACCCATACGAGTGGGCACACGCCAAGCAGGTCGGCACCGCGCGTGACGAATCCAGCAAGGCGAAGGGGCAGCAGGGGCGCAGCGGGCAGAGCCCTGACCGCAGCCTGCAGAATCACATTGACGGAGCAGCTGCTGAACTGGCAGTATGCATCGCTCTCGGCTTGCCATGGTCGGGAAACATCGACACCTATCTGAACGAGCCCGACGTGGAGGTGCCGTGGCTCGGCGGGGTTGAGGTGAAGTGGACGTCGGGCATCGGGCTCATCGTCCGCAACGAAGGGCGTCACGAGACGCACGTGCTGGTGACTGGCAATGGGCCCGTCAAGCGCATCGTGGGTTGGCTGGACGTCGCAGGGTTGGAAGAACTCAAGGCAAGTCCGAAGACTGACTTCGGCAACGGTCGGGCGCCACAATGGCTGAAGCCGATCGAAGAACTGAACGACTGGGGACTCTTCCCCAAGAAGGAGCAAGCATGAACAAGAACGCAGAGATTCTCGCCGCGCTAGAAGCGCCCTTTCCGCCTGAGGTGATCCGTCACCGCGTAGGCGCCGGGGGCAAGGACTTGCAGTGGGTGGACGCCCGCACCATTAGCGCACGCCTTGACCATGTGCTCGGGATCAGCGCGTGGGACTTCGCCGTGGAGCCAGTCGGCGACACCACCACGGTGCTGGGCATCTTGACGATCCGCTTCCCTGACGGCAGCGTTGCCCGACGGCAAGACTTCGGCTACGAGACGGGCGGCTCAGGCGAGAGCCTGAAAGAAGCGAGTTCAGACGCCCTCAGGCGCTGCGCCAGTCTCTTCGGTGCAGCTCGGGCACTCTATGGCGGCGAAAAGCCCGCAGCGGGGCGCGTTGGGCTGCCTGCGTTGAAGCCTATGAGCCTTCCTCAGACTCCAGCGCCAGCCCAGCAGGGGCATGACACGGTGGTGCTGAACGCAGCCATGGCAATGTTTGGCAACGACAACTGCCCTGAGCATGGGCTGCCGTGGACGAAGAAGCCGGGCGGCATCAGCAAGGCGAGCGGCAAGCCGTATCAGCCCTTCTGGGCGTGCTCAGGTCGAACGGACGGGGCCTTCTGCAAGAAGAAGCCGAGCATCGACTTCATCAACGCGCAGGCTGCGCCACTGGGCGAGCCAGTGAAGACGGAAGAAGATCTCAGCGAGTTGCCGTTCTAGGTCAACACATGGGGGCGGGCACTGGACTGCTCGCCCCCGCCAGCATCGGAGGATCACATGGGGCTATGGATCAAGTGGGACGCTAACGCCCACAAGGACGACAAGATCGCAACGCTCACGGACACGGAGTTCAGGGCGTTCATCATCGCCATCAGCGAAGCCAAGCAGCTGCGCAGTGGCGGCATCTTCAAGAGCCGGGAGCATCTCAAGGCGTGCATCGGCAGCCACTACGGCAAGGCGATCAGTGGGCTCATCAACAAGGGCCTGCTCGGGGTAGATCAGGCTGGGTTCGTTGCCATTACGGGCTGGCATCGCTATCAGATCGACCCGACATCGACCCGACGTCAGGCTGCGTTCACTGCTCGGCGCCGTTCAGAATCGGGTGGGTTGACGGATAACGGACGCTCTAGAGAGACAACAGAGAAGAGCGAGAGAGAGAAACCCCCTACCCCCTTACAGGCGGGAGAGATCTTGAGGAGGATTGTCGGATGAGAAACGTAGCCTTCATTGGGAAGTCAGGCACTGGCAAGACGACCCTGAGCCAGATGCTCTCGGAGCATCACGCCTATCAGGTCACCAGCATTGCAGCGCCGATCCGAGAGATCGCCGTCATGGCGTATGGCAAGTTCGATAAGGCGATGAGGTACCCGCAGCAGACGCTGGGACTCTCTCGGCTGCTGACTGGGCGTGAGCTACTGCAGGAGATTGGCGCTGCCTTGAGAGAGATGGACTCACTCTTTTGGATGCGCATCTGGCTGCAGCGCACGAAGCATGGCGCTGAGGATGGAGTCATCGGCAACATGCTCTTCGTGGTGGACGACGTCAGGCTAGACGCAGAGCGGGCCTTCATCAAGGCGTGGTACCCAGACACGCTCTTCGTGCGGCTGGTTCGTCCCCCGGTCGGCGAGCTGCAAGAGTGGCAGCATGACATCACTGAGCGACAGGCTGGAGACATGGAGGCTGAGGTGGTACTGGACACCAGCGCCCTCAGTCCCCTAGAGTGCGTGGCAACCGTCCTTGAGGCGGCACGCATGGAGGTGGAAGCATGAGCGACATGGGCGACCTTGAGACTATGGCGGAGATGGTTGGCTTCAGATACGCCAACTGCGCAATCGACACCG